TATTATGGCACCCCCTAGGGGTCATTGCTAGGGGCAGTGTGCCACTCTCTCAACTGGCACACTGGAACCTCCCGTGATTGAAGTTAGCATAAGCGAAGACCTCACGATTAACCAATTTAAACATACCAAACTCATTGGTCATTACATAACCCTCAGAGTCGATTCTGTTGTAGTTGATGTATGCTTGGGGTCCATCATTGCGGCAGAGGTATAGGGCGTCTTCCTTAATCGACTTAACCAACTTCCAGAAACTAATCAGAATAGGATTCTCAAAGTCCTCAGGATTGACTTCCTTACCTTCACGAATACAGGCATTGAGTTGCTTTGTAATTTGTGCCGCAACTTTAGGGGTCACAAACTCAACGCCAAGTGCCATCACCTTAGCAAACTTGCACACCTCTTTAAGGTCTGCAAAGTATTCGGCACCGGCAAAGATTGATGCCGTAGGTTGCACGAACTTGACGGTCTCAGTATCATTCCAGATCGAACGATCAGGCAGTGCTACAGCATCACGAAGATCGCTCTCAGCATAATAGCAGGTGTGCGGTGCAATGATTATATTTTGTTCTACTACTTCTGGGAACTGATAGGTGATAGTGTTGGGGGTGTATTCAGTAGATCCACCAAACCCAATAAAGTCCCCCTGATAAACGGTGTCTGTATGAGGTAGGCAATCAAAACAAGTGTGCAGAATGTTTGCAACTTCGCCAGAGTGGTTCGCATCAATTTCCTCATGAGATTCGTTGATTTTGATTTTAACTTTGTTGAAGACACTTTTGGTGCCCACGAAGAAGTTTCCGGTTGCAGGATTCGTGCCCCAGACAATAGCAGGAGCACCATCAATCTTAACACTGAGATGACCGGGATTGAAGAACCAATCTAACACGGAAAGGTCACCGGTCAGGATCGAATCTTCGGGGTGCTGGAGGTGGGTGTTTTTCATTCCATTATTCTACAGGGTCAGGGTGGGGGATCGGGTCCCCCTTGTGCCAGTTCTCAGACTGTCACATACATTACTTTATCAGGTGCCCGGTAGATAGAATCACCATAGAAGACTTCCAACCTCACAGTGTTACCATAGAAGTCAGAAGGTAAACCATAACGAAGGAAGTTGCGAGTTGTCGAATAATCAGAAGACAATCCCCGATCAGTCATTCCGACTTCATTATACTCACCCTTGGCATTCTGCTTGGTGTAGATAATCTTCATCGGGTTTCTCTCCCTTGGTTTATGAATTAATTATAGAGCATCAGGGGTCGCTCTGGGTCAGATAGTGGACAGTTCGGCAACTGTCACATCGTTATAGAATTCAGTTGCAACTTCCTGACCATAAAGATTTTCAATCTCACCTAAAATCTGTTCTTCAGTATAGGTCTCATACTCACGGGTGAGTAGATCGAAGCACATCAATTCAAGGGAATCATTACTCAGTCCTTCGATAATGTGCATGGCATAATTCTCAACCAGTTTGGAGAATTGTTCTTTGTTGAGTGTCATTAGTTGTCTCCGAAGTTGTTAGCGAGAAAGTCGTCAAGTTCAGACAAGTCAGTAACACTCAACCGAGTGATATACTCGGTGATTACTGTTGCTAGTAAGTCAGGATTTTTCAGGCAAGATTCATACAAAAACTCTTCACGTTCAGAGTTAAAGTTTGGTGCTACGTTGTAGGTCATTTGATTAGTTAAGAACGTGACGATAATTGAGAGAAACTACACACCAACCAGTGAGGTCAGTTACACATTCAACCAGAGTATCTGCAATTTGTCGCTCATCACCAACGTCATCAACTTCAACCTCAAAAGTATTACCGAGAGCATAATCTACAACTTCTTGTTGTTGCTCTGGGGTGAAATCTAAATCATCAAAATCAAACTGAACTTCGGTAACTTGGAGAGTGAGAGGAGTTTGCATCGGGTTGGTTTCGTTTGGTTCTTACTTATCCTACAGGGTCAAGGGACGGTCTCAGGGGGTCACTGTGCCAGTATCTGAAGTGGCACATTATGTCATTGGAGGTTCAGGAAAGAATGTGACGATAATCAATGGATCTGATGCACCAACCAGTGGCACATGTGATCTCTTCAACTAAATCATCTCCATCATCAGCATCCCAGATTTGACCGATTGTGTCATATCTGAGTGCTCGTTGATAATCAACTGAAGGATACTCATCATCCTCCATCTCAAAATCAAACTCAATTTCGGTGACTTGGAACTTCATTTGTTCAGAGGTGATTTGTAGAAGGAACGAAATACTGAAACCACGATGATTGCGGTGCTGATAATACCAATCAACCCTAGGTAGGTTACAGTGTCGCCAGTGAAAGTGTAAGAGTCAGGTGTCATACTTCATCCCTCATTTCAGAAAGTTTTTCATAGAGTGCATTTACATCTACACCCATAATTTCACTCACTTCGTCCAAATCATCGTGAAACTCAATGAGTGAAAGAAGTGTATCCAATTCTTCAAAAGTCAGAGAAGTTAGTGTCATTTTAGTAATCAATGTTAGAGTTCAGGTATTCATTCACATCGAACTTCTCATCTTCCAGATCACGAAGTTCGGGAATATCAAAGATCTCACCAGGAGCATCTTGAATCTCACTCCAGAGTTCATCAAACATTGTGGGGTGCCTCAGGTACGAATGTAATATACCAAACCTCAGCGGCGTTTGGTAGTTTTCTGTGCCACTTTCACAACTGGCACATCGGTATCAACAACTGCCTGCAATTGGGTGACAATAGTATCAACGAACTGCAGCACGGTTTGAATCACCTTGCGAATCTTTTCTGCACCGTCGTTCTCATTGAAGGCACGAACTGCAAACTGATACAAACCCACGACAATTGCAGCAATCGTGGCAACATTCAGCACCAGAGTTTGGTAGAATTTGGAAGCGAAGAGTTTCATAATATCAGGGTGTGGGAGGTGAGTGTAGAGAATTCCTCAACCACGAATGTAGTATGGCACAGGATCAGGGGGTCCACAAGGGGTCTTGTGACAGTTCTCAGACTGTCACAAGAGCAGGGGCAGGTTGAACAGAATAGGTCCCTAATCTGTTGCAACTGATAGAAACTGCATGAGAAGGTGCTCCAAGTTCATCAACAACTTCCCACGAATCTTTAGTCTCTTCGATTACAACATAACCAAAAGTTCCTGCAACTGAAAGTAACTCACGACCGCAACGTTCGGCACTACGTTGAGTTTCAAAACGTTCCTTACGATTATACCAACCGTTGCGAACAGAATCCTCAGCCGGACCAAAAGTGATGCAGATGAAGTTCATTGGGGGTCTCTCAGGAACAAATGTAATGTAGAACGGATTGGGGGATTTTGCAAGGGGTCTTGTGCCAGTTCAGCAACCGGCACACCCCCTGCACTAAGTGTTAGAAACTGCTGGAGAATACGTAACCATCTACGAAATCATAATCATAACGAAGATTCTGTTCCCAGGTTGCCTGCCAATCAACAACTACGTAGGCAGGAATATCATACCCATAAACCTCAGTGATCACTTCTTCGGCAAATGTTGCCTCGTCATGGTATACACCACGGAATGCATCTTCTACGTTCTCAACATAATGCACCGCACCGTGATATTCAATGAAGGCATCAACTACATCATAACCAATACTCTCACCAACACGAACATACTCATCATAATAGGCAACGAAGTCTGCCTCATTGTGCTCATCAATGAACTTAAGAGCATCATCTAAATCATACTGACCTTCGATACAGTTCTCTTCGATGAATTCAACAGTCTCAATTGCGAAGACTTCTTTGTAGTTTACTTGCAGAGTCACGGACATTGGAGGAATCTCAGGAACAAATGTAATGTAGAACGGATTGAAGCAAAGCGCAAGGGGTCTTGTGCCAGTTCTCAGATTGGCACAAGTTCGAACGTTAAACCATAATCCCGAATCATAATGTCACGAATCAACTCACGGTCGATGCTATCACCACAGAAATCTGCACCCTCGGTGATATACTTTTGAGTTGCCTCTAGAATCATATCTTCAGTGGCACCCATATCGTAGATACCACCAGGTCCATAGAAAGAAAGAACGTAGTTAACAAATTCCATCAAACTGCCTCCAGCAATAGTTTGTGAATGCGATCTGCCTCTGCCAGGATATCACCATCTAGTTCATCCCACTCTACCCAATCATATGCCGATCCTGCGGTTTCATATGATCCATCAGGCAGTAGGGGAGCATACATCAGAACCCGCTGATTGTTTGCATCCAGTTTGTAAGTGCAACCGTTGAGTTCAGAGATGATGAAAACCATTGGATTTCTCAGGAACAAATGTAATATATCAGGGATTACGGCGAACCGCAAGGGGGTGTGTGCCAGTTCTCAGATTGGCACCTCCGTTTTCATTTTTGCAAGGTCTTTCATACATGATGGCATCATCTCCTGAACGTACTCATAGAAGTAAGAGTTATTCATTGATGCCAAACTTTGACGCTCTGCTTCCTCACTACCATCAACAAACTCAGATTCAGTTTCAATCAGGCAGTCAATATACCAATCAATCAAGATTTGGCGTTGTGCTTTGGTGAGAAAAGTAGTCATCCTGATTTGTTTGGTATGAATGTAGAATACCAGGTTTTGGGGGAAACCGCAACCCCTATTGTGCCACTCTCTCAACTGGCACATTGATTATATCCAGACACCAAAAAACCCTCATATTTTTGACAGTTCAAAAACACGAGTTAGTGATATTCTATTCCGACCACGTTTGGTATATCGGGAAACCTATAGTTAAACCCCGTTAACCTATTAAACTCTAGCACTCGGTTCTTATATCTGTCAGATTGATTCTATATCCCGCAGGAGAATTCAAGAGCTGCTCTATGATATAATGATCTAAGTGCTTTTATTTATATAACTTTGTGCCAATATTTAAACTGGCACAAGAGCTCACCAGAACTCATCGATATCGTGTATTCTAATATTCACAGATTCATTAGATTCCAGACCGAGGACATCATTCCAATTGATGTCATCTAGATCTAGATCATCATAGCATTCGATATCAAGCGTAACACGTACTTGACGCTTCGTGAGTGTATACATGGTGCCTCTAGATGTGTTTGAATGTGTCCTAGATTATATCATGCATAATGAAGATATGCAAGTGCTTCGAGATCATGTGCATCTCGCGCATAATACTCGTCGAGATCATATGCATTCTCGTCGAGATTATGTGTGCTCTCGTCGAGATTGTGTGTGTCTAGTCGAGAATGATGCTCATGATATGTGTCCTCGTCGAGATAATCATTTCCGATTGTATAGTCGAGATCGTAGTCGTCGTACATAACTCGTCGAGATTGTGTGATTGTATGATGATTGTAGCACATATCTCGACTAGATGCAAGTCTCGTCGAGATTCATAAGCATTATTTATAATAACTTTGTATCATATGTGTCTATTTTGTAATTTTTGCCGCCGTGGGACTTGACAAACTGCGAGTCTGATGGTATGCTCGCTCTACTTGCATAAGAATCCATACTTAATACTCACTTAATACTCACTTAATACTCAATAAGAATCCATACTTAATACCAAAGAATCCATACTTAATACTCAATTAATACTCAAGAATCCATACTTAATACTAAAGAATCCATACTTAATACTCACTTAATACCAAAGAATTCATACTTATTCCATTCTCAATAAAATACCCAATTGATTCTCATTAAGAGCAATTATTGAGACTCATAATAATTACTTGAATATATTTGCGTTAATAATGGGTTAAAAGTACCCCAGAATACAAAAAAACCCCCAATACCAATACCTTACAATACATTCACCAATACTTTATTATACATACATTTACAACACTTTATTATACACATGTCCAGAGGCATCATTTATCTCATTCTTAACAAACAAAATCAACACAAATACATTGGAAACACCACACTTGCAATGAACAAAGAGTGGTCCCACCACATAGAGCGCAGTAAGAGAATGTCCTCTGAATCCTTACATAAAGCATTCAGAGAGTTTGGTACTCACAACTTTATGATTAAAGAGATTGATGAGTGTGATGAGAACGAGTTTGAATCTAAAACAAACTATTGGATAGAGAAATATATCCCAGAATACAATGACATAGTAATACCCGAAGAGTTGAGCGAAATTATAGAAGTACCAGTAATCAAAGAACCAAGCGCAAAGAAACCAAAACCAGAGGCATTTGTTCCTTGGAGTGATGCAACAAGAGGCACAGGGAAACACTTTGGATACAGAATACGTGGTAAGAATCTTGAAACCGGTAGATGTTCTGAATATGAATCAGCAAGAGATGCCGCCGATGCAGTTACGGGTAACCCAAAGAACAACTCAAACATACTACTTGCGGCACGAACAGGTAGGACGGCATATGGTCACAAGTGGCAGATAATAGAATATAAGAGAATCAAACGTCCGGTCATCAGTGTCAATAAGAAGACACAACAGATTGATACAAGATATGAAAGTATCTCTGCGGCATTAAGAGCATATGACTGTATGAATAAGAATTACCTACTCAAAAGTCTAAAGCATCCGGGTAGAATAAGTTGGAAGGGTTGTTACTGGTTTTATAGTAATCAGTCTTAAAACACCGGATAAATTTCAACATTCTGGCATCCTTGTTTCTCTATAGTATCCTGCCAGAATATAGCATCCTCAATTGAAAGTAGAACGGCAGTCTGTTTTGAGAAACCTTTCTTTTTTGGTTTCAGATACATCACTTTGAATTTCATTTTGTACATTAATTTGTGAGGTTTTATTCCAGTGTCTTATCACACCGGCAACAATGAAACAATTAGTTATCAGATAGGTGAGAAGAATCGATGTTCTTATCCATGCTACTATATCCGATTCACTATCACTATCACTTGCTTTTTCTCCTAGAGATTTTGCCCATAGTCTCCAGAATTTTAACATACTTTAGAAACCAAAATCCACACCGTCTGCCTTTGCCTGTGCTCGGAATGCTGCTTGTTCTTGAGGACTAAGTGAATTAAACCTAGCCTTAATCATAGGATTACCCTTATTCCTTCTCGCCATATCATACATTGATTGTTGTCGAGTGGTTAGTGATGGTGCTGTTGATGTTCCTGCCGGTGATGGTGCTGTTGATGTTCCTGCCGGTGATGGTGCTGTTGATGTTCCTGCCGGTGATGGTGCTGTTGATGTTCCTGCCGGTGATGGTGCTGCCTGCGGTACACTCATTGCCGTTTTCATTTTCTCAACACCAACCTGTGCATCTGTTCCTGCTTTAAGTTTATTAGGGCCACCATAAACAGACTGACCACTCAAAATATTCTTGGTTCTATCACTCATTAATGCCTGTGCCTCTTTTGAAGGACCTGCCATTGTGGCACTGGCAGATGCCTGACGAAGAGCATTTAAGTCTGGTTTTGGTGCAGGAGGAACCACGGCACTAGCTTGTTCAATAAACTGTGTGAATGTTTTGGAATATATCATTACTACTCTGTTCTTAACTTTACTCATATTTATCTTGATTTAATGTACTCCAATTCATTCCACTGACTAGAATAACACAATACCAGTACTCTATCATTACGATGTATAGGACAGTGTTCATAATTCTCCTGATTCTTTTCCCATACACGGGTTTCTATCGTAATATAATCATCACACTTAAAATATACCCAACCTTTAAGAACCTGGGATTTCCATTCCACATAGTCATTAACATTGGGTATATAATGAGTCATACAAAGAAGGAATCTAAGGGAGAAGGTTTAATCTGCATAGAAGTATAATTTCTTGTCTGCTTATAACTCACCTCTTTACCAATAGTTTTACTATTCACCGGAGCATAATACTTTTCAGTCTTAGATTTCCAGAATCCCCATATTGTTCTCGTAGGTTTACCCATATTGTAATCAAACTTTCTTTTGTTATTTAACCAGATACTAACTGTGCCTGGTTTGAATTCTTCAAAAGAATAGAAATATCCCGTAGGAGATTGATGTCTAAAATCACTCGGGGTTTCCATCTACTATAGCACGAAGACGATTTGGATTGTAACCTTGTTCAATCAGAAGATCTAACTTTTTAGAGGTATCTACTCTTGAGAGTCCTTCACATTCATCAACCAATATCCAACCGGTTGTGTGTAATTCTTCAATTCGGTAAAGTGGATTCATGTCGTAAATGACTCAATAATACCTGATTCATACTCATCCTGTAATGTGAACTTCTGTGCATTTACCACACTTGGCATGATACGATCAACATACCGATCATCAAACTGTTGTTCTTGTGATAGAATAGTAAATGCTTCCGTATCAGATTCTGCAATCAGATTGACTATACCACCATACTCGGAAGATGGAAAAGGAACCCAGTAGTCTACAATATAAAGTGATTTCATTTGCTTGATTAATTACTCCTTCATTTTAACTGATTTGGTTTCATTTGTCAACTGTCGTTGTAGTTCATATAAGACCGGAGACAGTTGTGATGTGAAAAACTTCTCATACTCATTACCGTGCATTAGTTTAATAATGTTCTCAGTCTGTTGTAGTGCAAAGAGAAGTTTACTTGTTTGATTCATCACAGAAACTCCTCCATAAAATAATCAACGGTTAATTCAAGTCGAGCAGCAGTGGATTCAATATATTCATCTAAAATTTCAGGAGCATCTTCCGAAATGATAGTGTAGTACTGATACCACAGTGGTGAGAGAGTTGATGTCATTCTACTTTACAATCGGGGTGCCAAACTTTAAGTTGTTCACAATGTTGTTCTTTGGGTGTGAGTTGATCATAGGCATCATACAGTTTCTGGTCTCGTTGTGCAAGGAATACATTCCATCCAATGATTATACCAAGTCCGAAAAGAATCGGGAAAATAATTTTAGTGGTCATTAACAGGCGGCAATGTGATAAACTTGAGCAGAATCGATGTTGTCACCAGTCAGAAGATAATCATGATTCAGTCTATCCTGAATCTCACGTTGAGCATCACGATTGATGAGCAATTTGGTGGAGATCGTATCAAGACCCTTCCACGTTAGAACCTTGAGAGTATAATAAGTAGAATCAACTACAGGATAAAATCCAACGCACATTGTGCCGTCTTGAGATTGAAGTGTGGGAAACGGAATCATCGGGGTGATTTGCTTGTGAATGTATTATAGATCAGAAAGAGGGCACCACATCGTAGCATAGTCCAGTTTGCGAAGTGTCCATTCGCTCCCAGTAGGAGTAAAGTTTATCGTACAGTGCAGAAACACTACCATACTCTCTGGCAATTCGATTTTCATCTACATTTTCCAGATTTTGAATTGCAGAAAGGATAATACCCATCTCATGTGCATTTAGATTTACATTTAGTTCTTCCATTTTTAATCCCAACTAACGTTTTGAAGTAGAAAACCAGGCATCACATATGTCCAGGCACCCCCAGAATCATCACCAACACCAACTTTATAGACCCATTTATATTCATACTTATTATGACTGTCCCAGGTCATATAACCTTTCTCCCTATCAAATCGTCCCTTGATAGTTAGACCAAACTTATTGGAGAATGTATTGCGAGTGCGAAGAGCACCACTCTTTTCGCGGGTTTCAACTACTTTACATACATCATGATAGGTTTGAAGTTCTACCTCTAACACACACGGAGTTTCATAAGTGAAAGAACGATAAATTTTCTGTTCTTGTGCAACGGCAGGAGCAACAGTGATCAGAACAGTGACAAGAGCAAGTAGTTTTTTCATTATTTCAATTCAATACGATCAAAGATTAACATACCCAGTTCGAAAAGTAAATCCTCATCCATATTACCCATCGTGGTTTGAATTGCATCAACTACAGCAGTTTGCATATATTCGACAAATGCTTCATCAGCATAGATGTATTCAATCACTGCTGGTTTGAGTGCATCAGCAATCTTGGAAATGGATTCGGCGGAGAGCTTCATAATCAGTAGGAATAGGTGGAAAGATTATGAGCAGGAACATGATAACTATCATCACGTTGATTCACATCATAAACCCATACCAGTTCATTATCGGATGCCTTATAAACATCCATCGCAAACATCGGAACAAGTTTGACCATCAGAGCACCCCAGTGATATTCGGTTTTGAAATCTAAAGTGGTCATTAGAATCAGTTACCTTGCTGAATGTTAGAGATTTGATTGAGAACATTACGAGCAAAAGTCATAAAGGTATAAGGAGTTACACCAGTGTGCTCATAGCAATCAAGCATATCAGATTGATTGTAAGTATTCACAATCATCAGACAGGCATCATACAGTGCTGCTTGGTGCTCCTCCTTGGAATGAAAGGAGATGGCGCTGTAGGTTGGGAGGGTCACCGGTGTCGTTCTCTTGATTACCTTCTTATTATAAGGCATTCAGCAGGCGGTTGGGGGAAGCACTGTGCCACTTTGGGAATTGGCACACCCTGTTTCTCAATTAAGTACTCAACATATAGAGTTTGTTCTTGCTCCCGTGCCTCAATTTCGTGTGGTTGATACCAATATTCGTAATCTTCCACACAATCTTTACCATAATACATTTTTCCGCGTTTCTGGCGGAGAGAACCAACTACCCACTGCCGCAGGTGAGTCAGTTCGTGTAAAAGAGTTTTTATATACAACTCCTCACACATATGAGTATTCAGTTCAATCAAGAACTCTCTGGGGCGATAAGTTTCACCCAGAACATCACAATACCCATAGGCACCCTCACGCCTCAATCCACGATGTACAATCTCCACATAAATTTGGTGTCGTGGAAAGAACTTATTCAGAAACCAAGAGGCAACATCCTCACAGGTCCGCTTGCGATAGCCGTATCCGCTAATTTCAAGAACAGACATTGACCCCAGTGCAAAAAATAAATGAATGAAGAGATGAAAATCAGTTTATCTTTAGTATCCATTACCAAGTTCCCCTTTGAACGTGGATTTTGCGAATTTCTTGATAAACAAACTGACGAAGTTTAGTGTCTGTGGTGTTATCAAAAGCATAATACAATCGGATCAAATACTCATCTGGTGTCGCACATTTAATAATTTCTTTGTTGCTCATACCGATTTCTTGAAGAGGAGAACCTGCCTTGGATTTAGGTCTCCCAAAGTTTCCCGTAACATTACCACTGGTTCTCAGTTTAGGACGAATTTTGGAAAGATTAGAATAGGTCATTTTGCATACAAATAGGCACCTGCCCAATCTGCATTCTCAAGCAACCATTCACGCTGCTCAATGATACGAAGGTCATAACGAACACCTTTAGCAGGTGCTTTCCAAGATGCAGACTTGTAGACTTCACCAGTCTTCTTATCCACAAAAGCATGAACTGAACGATTGTTGCGAACAGAAGAATCAATCATAATGACTTTGTGATACTTATGACCCGATTCGATGATGTAGTTGTATCCTTCGGGACCGGCA